CGGCAATGGAAGGACTCCGGAAAGGATGCCGACCAGTTCATCGTGTTCCGGCCTTCCGGTGGTACAGATATCATCTACGACCTCGGTGGCGACTGGTATGTGATGGTCGACGTTGTTTCATCGAAAGCGAATCCAGATGCTGCGGACTCCGTGGTAAACGCCATTGTCGAGTATATCAGCGCGCAATCCGGCGACGATGATTGCGTAGGCGCGCTGCGGATTGTCGGTAATGTCCCGGCGCCAATCCCCACCGAAGAGGGCCGGTTAGTAACCCGGCTGCTCGTATCCTGCACATACGGCGAATAATCGTCAGAATCACCCATCAGGCTGCCATATGGCGGCCTTTTTTAATTGAGAGGCATACATGCAAGGCTGCGCTAATGACACCGGCAAGCTGATTGGTAAGGTGGCCGTGCTCCGCATGGCTTTTGGCTGTGCTGATACGGTTCCTGCGCTTTCCGAATGGAAGCGACTCGGCGCCATGACCACCAAGGGCTTTGACTACTCCATGAATACCGTCACCTCTGAGGCTGACGATACGAAGGGGCTGGTTGAGAACCTGGTCAACAATATGGACTTCACCATCTCAGGAGAAGGTGAGTTCCGCAAGAAAGACAAGACGACGGAAGTCGGCGCTATTGCCATCTCGAAATATATTTTCGATGAAGTGCAGGCCGGCCGTCAGCCGACAGTCTGGGTCCGCTTCGACTTCACTGGTGAAGACGCTGGCACTTATATCATGGGCTACTTTAACACCACCTCCTGGTCTGGTGATTTCGGCACCACGGATATTTCCACCTTCTCCGGAGAGTGGAAAGTAGCTGATGCAGACACCGTGGTATTTGAGGTAGCTCCGCCGGCGCTGGCGTTTACCACCAACCTGCCGACGACCAAGAGCGTGACGGCCGGATCGGCTCTGAATATGTCGGTAGTGGTTGAGGGTGGTACAGCGCCTTACACCTACGTCTGGAAGAAAGACGGCACGGTTGTCAGCGGGCAAACAACGGCGACCTTCAACAAGGCCAGCGCTGTTTCTGGTGATGCCGGGGTTTATACCTGTGAAGTCACCGATTCTTCCGCGACACCAGTCAAGATCACGTCTGCGTCCTGTGCGGTCACCATCAGTTAACCGCCAGGACATTTCGTGAATAGTACAAAGGGCGTTCTGCGCCCTTGATACTGTTTATGGAGCGACTATGACCCCGATTAAAGAATTAGGCGAATGCGTTATCGGTACCGGTGACCGGGAATTCTTTTTCCGGCCGTCGTTTCGCAACATGGCGCGAATCGGTGAGCCTGAGGAGATTGTTCAGGCATTCTATGACCTGTGCAATGACGAGGCGACGCCATTCGTGCAGCGCGCAGCTGAGGCCTATATCCGCGATGAGTACAGCCGCCTTCCTGATTGCGTCCTACGGTTTATGCAAAGCGGGCTCCTGTCACGCAAAGCGATCATGGCCGCGCATACGGTACTGACAGCCTGCTGTGACGACGATATCGGCGATCTGGTTGGCTGGATGAAGCCGGGGAAATCACGCAAGCGTGGCTTTGTCTGGCGACCTGGCAGCATGCCTCCGGAGAATATGGTTATCATCGCGCAAAACCTGATGACGCACGGCATCGTCGGCAAGGCGAAGATTCGGCAGCTGCAGCGCCATGAAAGCAATGAGACCACGTCGGAGTTTCGCGCCACTGACTACATCATGGCGGCTCGTAACCACTTCGGCATAAGCCGGGATGAGGCCGAGAACCTCACTATGACGGAGTTTGCATTACTGCTCAACGCCAAATACCCGAATCAGAAAGGGTTCACCAGGGATGAATACGATGCAGTTATGGACGAAGACGATCGCCGCTGGCAGGCGATGATGCAGCAGGAACAAGCCAGCAAAGCCAAATAAACCAGCCTCGGCATAGTCCGGGGCTTTTTTATACCCGCAATAAACCTCCCGCGCGTCGCAGCGCGTTTTACTCAGAACCTTTCAGGATGACCCTTGAGGAACCGGTTGGCAATCGGAGCCTTCTGAGGGCCGGTACTCCTGTGCGAACAAGGTTCATCACTAAAAGGAAATCCGATATGAAATATCCAACCGTATCAGTAAACGGCGTCTCTGTTCGCGTAGATGGCGCAGGTCGCTACAACCTGAACGATCTACATGCTGCGGCTGTGGCTGAAGGCAAAGCCACCGAATCACAGCGACCCGGTGAATTCCTTAAAACAAAGCAAGTAAGGCGGTTTGTGCAGGCCCTGAGCGATGCGAAGAAAATCGCATCGGTGTTAACCATCAAAGGTGGACCGCTTCAGGGGTCATGGGGGCTCGAATTAATTGCCATCCGTTATGCTGCGTGGCTTAACCCCTTGTTCGAGATAAAGGTATACGAGACATTCCAGATGCTAATCCGTCATGGCATTGATGCTATGTCACGGCTGAACAAAATCGACCATATCATCAACACTGAAACCAAAGCGATTAGCCAGTGTGCTAGCCAGATGGCGAAATGGGGAGTCGGCGGACGTAAGCAATTGCTCCATGCTGCGCGCGATCGTGCTGCCGATGAAGTGCAGTTGTATTTGCCAGGTATCGCATAAATTTGGAATAGCCCGCCACGGTGGGCTTTCATCTGGAGATGATCATGTACCTTCACATCACTTTAAATTCAGGCCGGACGATGCATGGCGGCATGACTCAGTCCATAATTGAAGTATACGACGTTTCCCTCGGAGTAAGGGCACCCTGCAAAGGTGATGATGACAACGCCCATCCTGTGGTTTTATGGCGCACGATAGGGAATAAGGATTGCGAGGGAATAATGTTCCTTCATGAGTTGGACATCGCCGTCGTTAAATCAACCGATGGAACAGTGCTCCATGAATGGCACGGTGCTAAAAGCCAAAAGCAGAAAAGAGAGCAAATCACCTCATTCCTATAGCACAATATGGCGGGTTTTTTGTCGGCCGCATCCCTGTTAGGATTAGTCCGAACAATACCAAAGGGATGATTACAAAAATGAAGAAAATTTTAGTCGCTACTGCGATTGCTTTAACTCTGGCAGGCTGCGCTTCCTCAGGAAACCAGCAACTCAGCAAGGAAACCGAAATCAGCGTAAAGTCTAAGCTGCAGGAAGGGAAAACCACCAAGGCCGAGGTTAAAACGACATTCGGTTCCCCGGATTCAGTTTCGTATACTGACGGCGGCAATGAGATCTGGAAGTACGCCTTCGCCAAAGTAAAAGTTAACGGGACTACGTTCATACCTTTCTATGGCCTCTTCCATAACGGAACTAACGGCACCAAGAAAGAACTTACCATCCTGTTTAAAGACGATGTAGTAGCCAAGTACACAATGGCAGAGTCGGCTATCAATACTAAATCTGGCTGGGCCGATTAAGTACAGAGACAACCTCACTTCGGTGAGGTTTTTTTCTTTTGGTTGCATTGAAACCTGATATATCCCTGCTAATCTGTCCAAAACCAACCAGTGGGGATAGGGATATGAAAAAGGCTTTATTTGCGCTCTTGGCACTGATGTCATTTAGCGCAGTATCAGCTACGACATTCAGCATTCCAACGGATTCGAAAGCCAAATACACCATCATTGATAAAAACTTGAACGGCTCCATGGCAACCATCACGACCATGAGAGAGGGCCCGTCAGGGACATCCTACTCACAGCGCCTGTATGACTGCACATCGTGGACGGTGAAGTATCTTGGTGATGGGGACACGCTGGAACAAATGAAATCATCCAAGCCTGACGAAGGCATGTCTCCAATAGTTGATAATTCAATAGCGTATTATATAGGCCAACAGGCCTGTAAATAACCAAACCCGCTCCGGCGGGTTTTTTAATGCCCGGAGTATGCGATGGCAGAAAAAGCAGGTGAAATTTATTATGACATTGAGGCTAACGTATCCGGCCTGATCCAGGCGCAGCAGCAGGTTAATAAGCGTCTTGACCAAATGGACGCCAAGTTTGAGCAATCGTCACGATCTGCCGGGCGGTTTGAAGGTGCTTTAAATAAAGTTGGCGTTGCCATTGCAGCAGCTTTTACCATTGATGCAGCAAAAAAACTTATCGCTATAGGCGATGAGATGGTCACGCTTCAGGCTCGAGTGGCTCGCCTAAGCCCCAGCATTGATGTAGCCAAAGAAACCTTATCAGCCTTATCTGCCATCGCATCTCAAACAGGGAATAGCCTATCTGAGACCGAAAGGTTATGGGAGTCGTTAACCACAGCATTAAAAGAAACAGGTGCGACGAATTCACAAATTCTCGGCCTTACCTCTACGCTTCAGAAAATAGGTACTATCGGCGGTTCCTCCACAGAGGAAATGGCCAATGCTTTAAGGCAGTTTGGGCAGTCTATTTCCGGCGGTATTGTGCGCGCTGAGGAATTCAACTCCATTCTTGAGCAAATGCCAGAGCTTGCTCGCCAGATTGCTGCTGGTCTTGGAATATCTATAGGCGAACTTCGCAAGCGAATGCTGGAAGGGAAACTAACCGCCCAAGATGCTCTGAATGCCATACAGAAACAGTCGCAATCGGTAAACGAAGAGTTTGATAAAATGCCGGTCAGCATTGATCGCGCAAAGAACAGTCTTGATGTTGCCTTCAAAAATGCCATTAATGACTTAAACCAAGCTATCGGCCTCACATCTACCCTTGCTGGGTTAATGCAAACCGTCGCTGACAACCTTAATTACTACAACAATAATGTCGGCGATTCATCGAGAATGCCGAAACTAATTAAGCTCCAGCAGGATTTAAATAGTGAACTTAAGGACAGTCAGCGTTGGTATGAGTCGGATTCAGTTTTCCAGGCTCGCCGGGCGCAAGCGGCTGTTCAACTTAAGCAGGTTGAAGGCGAAATTGCCCACATAAGAGCGAAGGCGCAAAAAGATGCTGGAAATAATCAATTCAGCGCACCACCAACCAAGGGCGATGACGCCGCCACAAAAAAACTGGTCCAGAACTCGGAGCGCCGGCTTGCGCTAGCCAAACTTGAAGGCGAGGCGCGAGCCAGGCTTCAGGCCCAATATGATGCTGCTGATGCAGGAGTCACCGACCAGAAGCGGATTAAAGCGCTGCAGGATGAGTATGCCGAAACCTATCGCGTAACTGAGGCCAGAAAGGAAAGCAATAAGGTCGGGAAGCAGTCAGAAACGCAGTCTGAATCTATCGCGCAAAAATTAGCAAACCTGAAACAACAGTCCGAACTGGCGGCAGATTCTACTCAGGAATTGAGCCGAGAGCAGGCAATTTTGACAGCCCAGCTTTCGCTCGGCAAGGGCGCCACACAAGAACAAGTAGCTTTGGCCGGTCAGTACGCAGCAACAAAGTGGGATACAGCGAACGCCATCAGGGCTCAGGCTGCGGCTGAAAAACTGCTACCTGAAGCCAGAGAAAATGCATCTTACACGCAGGATGTAAAGGACTTACAGACTGCGCTGGACGCAAAAAAAATCACCCAGCAGCAGTATGACCAAACCAGTGAGCAACTGGAGGCTCAGCACCAGGCCAACCTCGCAAAAATCCGCTCACAACAGGCTGTGACGCCACAGCAGCAGGCCGCCGGAGATGTTGATCCAGTCCAGAATTTGGCTAACCAGCATGCCCAGCAACTTGCATTAATCCAGCAATTTGAGCAGCAAGGTGTTATTGCTCATAATCAGGCCTTGTTGCTGAAAAATGCAGCTGATATGCAATATGAAAAGGCCAGAACTGATGCTCAGTGGGCGCTGTTCACTCAGCAGAGCGTTGGTTATGAGGCTCTGGGTGCTGCGGTCGATGCATTTGGTAGTCAGGCATCCAATGCATTAACGGGCGTGATAACCGGAAGCATGTCGGCTAACGACGCGCTCCGCTCAATCGGCAATACCATTCTGAATGACGTCATCAACACATTCGTACAGATGGGGATGCAGCAAGCTAAATCGGCAATCATGGGCGCAACCGCTCAGAACGCTGCGATCGCCACAACGACCGCGGCGCAGGTCAGCTCTTTGGCAACTACGACCGCAGCCAGTACATCGTCAGCAGCGGCGACGACAGCGGCGTGGACGCCAGCAGCACTTGTTGCGTCGATCGGCTCCTTCGGTGGTGCTGTAGCGATAGGTCTCGGTGCTTTGATAGCCGCTCTTGCTGTTGGCTCTTCGCTTGCCGGTAAGCGCAAAAATGGCGGACCGGTATCTGCCGGCTCAATGTACCAGGTAGGTGAGGGCGGAATGCCTGAAATCTACAAGGCCAGCAATGGCAGCCAGTACATGATCCCCGGGGACAATGGTTCCGTCATCAGCAACAAGGATTTGCGCGGTTCTGGCGGCGGCGGGGCGCTGCAGG